GGTTGGATGATATCCAACTAATAGGGATCTGCTCATACGATGGCATAATTTTCCATAATGTCTCCCTGTCTACCCGAAGACCGTTCCCGTATTATTATAGAAAAATCGTTAGGAATCCTAGGCTTACGAATTTTTTACAGAATTTTTGGAAATTCTTAGGGTTTAATTATTGACTGGTAAATACCAGAATATATTTTTGATTTAGTTCCCAATATATGATAAAAACGTTATTTTACGTTGGTTACGATCTCGTTCTATAAACGAATCATCCCAGCTTTGGTGCTGGGATGATACGTTATAGGAAGATAGATTTCGTTTATCGTTTAGCAAGAATATGATTTTTAGTGGTTCTATGTCTTTTCTAGGCGGTGGTTTGGATTCCGGTAGTCTTTGGTCGGTTAATATCGGATGGGGTTAATCCCTGATCCTAGTGTAGCCATTCCACCGTCCTTTTCTTCTTTCTGATATATTCCCAGCATGAACAAGTCACAACGCAGGGAACGTTCTACACATCAGGCGATGGATGTTGCGATGCAGGCTCTGGATCGGATTGAGGCCCATGAGGTGGAATGCGGGAAGCGGTGGGCGGAAGCTGTTTTTGAGTTGAAGTACCTACGGCAATCCACCGATGCCCATTCTGCTAGGTGGGAAAAACTGGCGTGGTTGGTGCTGGGAACCTTTGTTGCCACCACCATTGTCCATCTTGCAGATTTCATGATGTAATTCACAGGCATTATGCTGGGCAATATCAACATAAACGATCCCAATACACTGCGCCACATCCAGTCCCTGCCTGCTGAAGAACAGCAGGAGATTCTCAAACTGATGAAGGATCTGGAAGAGTCCGAAAAACGCGCAAGCTCACGGGTGGACTTTCTGGACTTTGTTCGCTATGTCTGGCCTGCCTTTATCGAAGGCCGCCACCACAAGATCATGGCCCAAGCCTTTGAGCGCGTGGCCCGTGGCGAACTCAAGCGATTGATCATCAATATGCCACCACGGCACACCAAGAGCGAGTTTGCATCCTACCTGTTACCCGCTTGGTTTCTCGGCCAGTATCCCGATAAGAAAATCATTCAGACCGCCCATACAGCGGAACTGTCCGTGGGCTTCGGGCGAAAAGTAAGAAACATCGTCAATGATGAGGATTTCAAAAAGATTTTTCCTGATCTTTCGCTGAGAGCTGACTCCAAGGCGGCAGGTCGCTGGAATACCAGCAAGGGCGGGGAATACTTCGCTATTGGTGTGGGCGGCGCGGTCACGGGTAAAGGTGCTGACTTGCTCATCATCGATGACCCACATTCTGAGCAGGAAGGCCAAAGCCTTGATCCTGCGGTGTTCGACAAAACCTATGACTGGTACACCTCCGGCCCCCGACAGCGACTGCAACCGGGCGGGGCGATCATTATCGTGATGACGCGATGGCATCTGCGTGATCTGACGGGAAAGATCATCAAGGCTTCTACCCAGAGAAAGGGTGTGGATGAATGGGAAGTGATTGAGTTCCCGGCGATCATGCCTTCGGGCAACGCACTGTGGCCTGAGTTCTGGAGCCAGAAAGAGCTTATTGCGCTGCGCGACGAACTGCCTGCGGCCAAGTGGTCTGCCCAGTACCAGCAAGACCCCACCTCAGAGGAAGGCGCACTGGTGAAGCGCGAATGGTGGCGGATCTGGGAACGAGAATCCCCGCCGCATTGTGAATTTATTATCCAATCATGGGATACGGCGTTTTTGAAAACTCAACGGGCTGATTACTCCGCCTGCACTACATGGGGGGTGTTCTACCAGCCTGATGATGACGGGGCTACACATCCCAATATCATATTGCTGGATGCGTACAAGGAACGGCTGGAATTCCCAGAACTTAAAAAAACCGCCATGGAGTTTTACAACAACTGGCAGCCCGATGCCTGTGTGGTTGAGGCCAAAGCGGCAGGCACACCACTGGTATTTGAACTTCGTGCCATGGACCCGTTTCTCGGAGCGGGTCATCGAAGAATTTGCGGCTTTTCCCATGGGGGAACATGATGATCTGGTCGATAGCTCCACTCAAGCCTTATTGCGATTCAGGCAGGGCGGCTTCCTGAGACTCAACACTGACGAGGAAGACGAACCCATGTACCAGAGAAAAGCAGCGTATTACTAGGAGAATCTGATGCCAAGTTATTACGACAGCAGCAAGAAGAAACCCGGCAAAGCCAAGGTGGTGTACGCCGAAGGGGGGCAGGTCAGGCGGTCTGATCCCGAAAGAAGAGAGTCTGTCAGGAAAAGAGCAGCGGAAAGAAAAAAAGAAAGAGAGCTGGAAGGAAAGGCTGATCTCACAAGGTTTAAGGAGAGGTCTGGCATGGCGGCTGTTGGCCGGACTTCCAAGAGAAGAGATACGCCCGAAAGGATGAGCAAGGGCGGCCAACTGAAGGTGAAGTACGCCGAAGGGGGACAGGTTAAACGTAGGAAACGTAAACCCAAACCCGAAGAAGGCACTACTGAACCCAAACTTACTACGCTGCCAAATGTTGTATCAGAAGAATGGGTTAAACAGATTATAAAAGGCGCTCCACAAGAAAAGTCTGGTGGTGGTCAACTCAAGGTGACGGGAATGGGCGCTGCAACCCGTGGTGGTAACTTCACTAGGAACGGTTAATGGCGATTGATAAGCCCCTTGGTACTGATCCGACTTCCCCGAAATCCAACGGGGCGGCTGCGAAAATCAGCATAGTGAACCCTGAGTCTGTTTCTGTTGAGACAGAAGATGGTGGGGTTGTTATAGATTTCGACCCAAGCGACGGGATTGCTGGAATGGATGATCATGGGGCCAATCTGGCTGACATGATCGATGATAAGGATCTGAACAGAATTTCTTCCGAACTGATCAGTGCGTATGAGTCTGACCGTGACAGCCGGGGCGATTGGGAAGAGACTTACATCAAGGGACTTGATCTTCTTGGACTCAAGAACGAAGACCGAACCCAGCCATGGGCTGGAGCTTGTGGAGTGTTCCATCCATTACTGACCGAAGCGGTTATTAAGTTTCAGGCTCAGGCCATACAGGAGATATTCCCTGCCTCTGGCCCGGTGAAAACCTCTGTGGTCGGACTCGTGACCACGGAAAAAACCGATCAGGCAGAGCGAGTTAAGGATTATCTTAACTATTTGCTAACCGAAAAGATGACTGAATATCGTGGTGAGACAGAGAAAATGCTGTTCTCGCTGCCTCTGGCGGGTTCTGCGTTTAGAAAGGTCTATTACGACCCCAGCATGGGGAGACCTTGCTCGATGTTTGTGCCTGCCGAAGACTTCGTGGTCAGCTACGGCGCAGCGGATTTGATTACTTGTGAACGCGCTACCCATGTGATGAAACGCACCAGCAACGAGGTGCGTAAATTGCAGGTCTCTGGTTTTTACAGTGACATTGATTTACCCGATCCAAGTCCAGATACGGGCGAGATCGAGAGGAAATACAATCAGTTAACGGGTGATTCCGCCAATTATGAGTTGGATCATCGTCATACCATTTTAGAAATTCAGGCAGAACTAGACTTAGTTGGATTTGAGGACGAAGAGGACAACGAACCTACCGGAATTGCGTTGCCGTATGTGGTCAGTATCGACAAATCAAGTCGAAAAGTGCTGTCGATCCGAAGAAATTGGTATGAAGACGACCTCATGCGGATGAAACGGGAGCATTTCGTTCATTATCAGTACCTTCCGGGGCTTGGTTTCTACGGATTCGGGCTTATCCACATGATTGGGGGTCTGGCGAAGTCTGCAACGAGCATTTTACGTCAATTAGTGGACTCTGGAACGCTTTCTAATCTGCCGGGTGGGCTTAAAGCGCGTGGATTACGCATAAAAGGCGATGATACGCCCATTATGCCCGGTGAATTCCGTGATGTGGATGTTCCCGGCGGTGCAATCCGAGATAACATCACGTTTTTGCCCTATAAAGAGCCTAGTAGCGTTCTTTATCAGCTTTTGGGCGATATTGTCGAAGAAGGCAGGCGTTTTGCCTCTGCTGCCGACGTAAAAGCGGCAGATATGAACGCTGAAGCGCCTGTAGGCACCACTTTAGCCATTTTAGAACGCTCCATGAAGGTGTTGAGCGCGGTTCAGGCTCGACTTCATGCCTCCATGCGGAAGGAATTGAGGATTTTGTCTGGAATTGTTCGTGATTTCGGGCCTACCGAGTATCCGTATGAGACTCCGGGCAAGGAACTGAAGAGTGAAGACTTTGATGACCGCGTGGACATCATTCCTGTAAGCGATCCCAATGCAGGCACAATGGCGCAACGGATTATGCAGTATCAGGCCGCATTGCAGTTAGCTGCCCAAGCGCCACAGATGTACGATATGCCGTTACTGCACCGTCAGATGCTGGAAGTGCTGGGTATCAGAGAGGCAGATAAGATTGTGCCGCTGGAGGATGAAATAGAAATTGCTGATCCAGTGACTGAGAACATGAACATCATCAACGGGGAACCGGTGAAGGCATTCATGTATCAGGATCATGAGGCACATATCCAGACCCACATGGCTGCCATTCAAGATCCTAAGATTATGGAACTGATGGAACAAAGCCCCACCGCGCAGGTGGCTCAGGCAGCGATGGCCGCGCATATTTCCGAACACGTTGCCTTTGGTTACCGCGCAAGCATAGAGAAAGAACTGGGCGCGAGTCTGCCGGGGCCGGAAGAAACGCTTCCTGAAGATATTGAATTGCGGTTATCAAGACTGGTCGCTCCTGCTGCCGCGCAATTAACGGGCAAAGACCAGCGCGAAGCGCAAATGCGTAAGCAAATGGAGCAGGCAGAAGATCCTATTATTCAGATGCAGCAACAAGAATTACAGATTAAGCAACAGCAGGCACAGGCCAAAGCTCAGTCTGATATGGCTAAGATTCAGGCTGATTTACAGAAAGCAGAAGGTAAGTCTGCTCTTGAGCGCGAGAAGATGAAACAGCATGAACGCTTAGAAGGAGCAAAACTTGGGGTTAAGATTGCCGCTGATAATAGTATGGAACAACTTGAATCTAAAAGAATTGCTAGCAAAGAGCAGGTAGAAGGTGCTAAGTTAGGCGTGGAAATTGCAAAGGACTTGCTGAGTGAATGAAGAAATCGTTACAAATTCGTTTGAATATCTGCAAAAACGGTTGCGTATTATGATGAACGAAATGAGCGATCACATCAGTACAGGCGGGTGCAAAGACCACAGTGAATACACTCGCTGTTGTGGTGTCATAGAAGGACTGGCAACGGCGGAACGGGAATTGCTTGATCTGAAACAGAAGATCGAAGAATCATGAGGTACTAAACGTCGCATAAGGCGATGCAGGTGGCTCTGGACACCAACTTCCAGTGCAAGAGGATGTCTAATGGCGGAGTCATTGACGGTTGTAAAAAACGAGATATCTGAGGAAGCGGTTGATGAACTAGAGACAGTGGAATCGGAGGCTCGCAAAGCTACTCAGCTACCTGAGCCGAAAGGCTACAAGATACTGATTGCCTTGCCTGCTCCTAAAGAGAAAACAGATGGCGGAATTATTAAATCTGAACAATCACTTCGTGATGAAGAGGTCGGTTCTATTGTCGGCTATGTTCTCTCTGTGGGGCCGGATGCTTATTCAGACCCCAAGCGGTTTCCTTCCGGGCCGTTTTGCAAAGAAGGGGACTGGGTCGTGATGCGGAGTTATTCAGGCACACGATTCCTAGCACATGGCAGGGAGTTCCGTTTAATCAATGACGATAGCGTTGAGGCTGTAGTCGAAGATCCACGGGGTATTGTAAAGGTATGAGCGAAGCAACCGAAAACACTACCGATACGACAGAATCAGGCAGTCCTCAGTCTTCAGAGGATAAGTTCTTTGGGGTAACAACCCAGATTACGAAAAGCGTCGAAGACAAGAAAGCTGACAATGGTCAGGCTGATATGGAATTTGAGGTTGTCGAAGAAGGGCAGGCTGAAGACAGCAATTCAGAAGAGGTTAAGGCTGCTGATGATTCTGATATTTCCGATGACGAGCTGGAGAATTACAGCGAAAGAGTTCAGAAACGGATCAATAAGTTACGTTACGAACAACACGAAGAGCGCAGGAAAAAAGAAGCTGCCGAGCAGATGCGAGAGGAGGCCGTTAAGGTCGCCCAGCAGCTTGCGAACAAAAACCGTGAATACGAGTCCCTGATACAGCGCGGAGAAAGCGCCCTGATCGGTCAGATCAAGGAACGGGCGGAAATGGCGGTTGACAGTGCGACTTCCGAATACAGGACGGCTTACGAACAGGGCGATACCGATAAGATTATCGAGTCGCAAAAAAGCCTCATTAAAGCCCAGACAGAGCTTACCGAGGCGGCTAGGCATGAAAAACAGATCATTCCTGCCCAGAACGGGCAGCAAACCACGCCGTTAACGCCTGAGCAACAACAGGCTTACCAGCAACAGGCTTACCAGCAGCAGCTTCAGCAGCAACAGCAGCTTCAGCGGCAACAGCCGCCGAATCCTAGAGCGGTTGCATGGGGGAAAGAGAACCCTTGGTTTGAAGACCAGAGTTCTAATAAGGCCAAGCTGATGACAAGTCTGGCTTATGGCTTACATCGTGTTGCTGTGCAGGACAAGGGGATTGCCCCCAACACAAATGCCTATTTTGATTTTATCAACGCAGGCATGAGAGAAAGGTTTACAGATTATGAATGGCCGGATCAAGGTGGTGTTAGGCAAACCACGGCTTCGACGGTCAGACATACTTCATCGGTGGTAGCTCCTTCCGCAAGGAATAACGGAGCCAGACCCCGCAAAGTGAAGCTAGAGCCTACTCAACGCGCCCTCGCTAAGCGCCTTGGGTTAACGCAGGAGCAGTACGCCAACCAACTCTTAAAAGAGAGGGAGATGTCCCATGGCCGATGAGCGCAATCCTTGGTCTCACGAGACCCGCGAAGATTCTGTCCGAGAAGATGATTCTTGGATTCCTTCTTCTGTATTACCCACCCCCGAACCGCGTGACGGATGGAGATTCAGATGGATCAGAACCAGTGTTCTGGGACATCCTGATAACACCAACGTGTCACAGAAGTTCAGGGATGGATGGGTTCCCGTTAAAAGGGAAGATCATCCTGAGATGGTTGGGCAGTCCGACATTAACTCCAGATGGGAGGGAGCGATTGAGCAGGGTGGCCTGCTTCTTTGCAAAGCCCCTGAAGAGAAAATGCAGAGCCGCACAAAGCATTTTCAGAAGATAGCCCAGCAGCAGATGGATTCAGTGGACAGAAACTACATGCGGGAAAACGATCCGCGTATGCCTTTATTGAGACCAGAGAAAAGTACGCGCACAACCTTTGGGAAGGGCTGACATTTCGTTTTAATTCGGAGTGCAGCCTTGTGTGTTTAACGTAGCATAGAGGAGTAATACTATGGCTACTTCTGCGACTCCGAATGGTGCGGAACCTGTTGGTACTTGTAGTTCGAGCGGATCCTTTACGGGAAAAGTGCAGCATATCAAGATTGCCAGCGCGTACGACACCGCTATCTTCTATGGGGATTTTGTGAAGCTGGTTACGGCGGGAACGGTTGAAAAAGACGCTGGAACCGCCTCACTAACCTCCATAGGTATTTTTATGGGCTGTAAGTACACTGATTCAAGTACGAAACAGATGACCTTTAATCAGACTTGGCCTGCGGATATGGTAGCTTCTGATGCTGCGGCTTATGTTCTGATTGATCCCGATGTCCTGTTCAAGATGCAGGGGGATGCAACGATTGCTCAGACCGGACTTGGCGCGAACTTTTCTGTTATTCAAACAGCGGGTTCAACCACGATTGGTCGAAGCAAGAATGCTTGTGATTCGTCTACAGTCGCTACCACCAACACGTTTCCAATAAGGCTCGTTGACTTTGTTGACGGCCCGACAAGTTCTGTTGGTGATTCCTATACTGATGGCATTTTCCGCTTCAACGCGGGGCATCAGTTAACCAATACTACAGGCATATAAGGGGTATCTAGCATGGCTATTTCAAGAGCACAAATGCTTAAAGAACTCCTGCCGGGGCTGAATGCCCTTTTTGGTCTGGAGTATGAAAAGTACGAGGATGAGCATACGGTTATTTATGAAACCGAGTCATCCGAGCGTTCGTTTGAGGAAGAGGTGAAGCTGAGCGGCTTTGGTGCAGCTCCGGTGAAGGACGAAGGGAATGCAATTTCCTACGATTCAGCACAGGAAGCCTTCACGGCTCGCTATAACCACGAAACGATTGCAATGGGTTTTGCGATTACCGAGGAAG